TATCAGATAGAAGACTTAAGAAAAATATCACAAAAGTAGGCACATCACCTTCAGGAATTAACATTTATAAATTTGAATATATTGATTCTAAATTATATGGTGGAGGAGTATTTGAAGGAGTAATGGCACAAGAAGTACCTAAGGCATCAATTTTAGGTAAAAATGGGTATTATTCTGTGGATTATTCTAAACTAGATGTTACATTTAAACGAATAAATGATTCTTTAGTAGGTTAATATGTACACTTTTTTAAACGACAAAATTCTAGATGAAGAAGGTCGAGAAATAATGATGGATTGGGAAACTAACTTAATGCAAGAGCATGCTAAAGTAGTTACTGAAAATGGAGGTGATATATTAGAAATAGGATTTGGGATGGGTATTTGTTCTAATTTTATACAAGAAGCAAATATAAATACTCATACTATAATTGAAATTAATGATCAAATTTTTAAAAAATTATTAAAATGGGCTAAGGATAAACCTAATGTAATACCTATTAAAGGTGATTGGTTTGATAGTATTCCAAATAAAAAATATAATGGTATTATGTTTGATACTTGGATGGAAAAAAATTGGCACCACTTTTTACCTAAAATAAAATCTTCATTAAATGAAAATGGTATAGTTACTTGGTATAACCCAAATAATAAAGATGCAGTAGAATATAATTGTAATAATTTAAAATGGGGTACTTTAATAATTAAAGAAATTAATGTAAACCCACCAAAAGATATGCAATATAAATACTTTAGTAAAAAAATATATTATGTACCTAAATTAATATTATAATTATTATACTATAAGGAATTTTCCAATATGTATAACAAAATAAATCGAATGATTAAGAAAAAACAAGTTTTAGAAAAAGATGAAATTAGTAAAATTCAGGAGTTAAAAGAAAGGTTAAATACAATTACAGAAATTTCAGGTGTTGTAGAAGTACAAAATTATAACATACAAATAAAAAAAGAACAATTGAAGTTAAGTTTACAAGGTTTACAGCAAGAAGAAGCTGCTTTAGCTAAAAAGTTAGAGGAAAAATATGGACCTGGTACTATTTCACTAGAAAATGGTGAATTTTTACCGAGTAAATAAACTTTTGAAAAAATTTAGTATATTTATCATAAAAATAACATAAAATGGCAGAAACATTAATTTCCCCAGGAGTATTAGCAAGAGAAAATGATCAATCTCAAGTAACTTCTCAACCAGTTCAAGCAGGAGCTTGTATTGTTGGACCAACTGTTTTAGGTAGTGTAAACATTCCTAAATTAGTAACAAGTTACTCAGAATATTTAGCAAATTTTGGTAGTACATTTACAAGTGGATCAGACGAATACACATATTTTACATCAATTTCAGCATATAATTACTTTCAAAATGGTGGTACATCATTAATAGTAAATAGAGTAGCTTCAGGGTCATGGACTCCAGCATCTTCTTCAAAAATAGAAAATGACGTAACAAGTACAGAATTAAGACCATCTCCTTACAATTTTACAGGATCAGCAGGAACAACAGGTAGATTTGGTACTGCAGCTACAGCAACAGCAGTAGCTAGTACAAAAGATGGAGGAGCTTCTACAGCTACATTTGATGTAGTAAGAAATACTGCAATGGGTAGGTTTACTAGTGATGCTGCCGCAAAGAATTTAAAAACATCTATTCAACCTACTCCGGGTACATTAGCCCCAGTAACGTCAATAAATTCACCTTATACAGTTGCTTTAACTGGTGGATCAGCTGGTTTAGGAGCTACTGCAACAGTAGTAATTGCAAATAATGATTATGATGATGCTGGTTCAACAGTAACAATTGCTGCACCAGGTAGTGGATATGTTGATGCTGAAACGATTACAATTGCAGCAGGTTCCTTAGGAACAGGTATGTTTAAATTATCAGGAATTACAACAAATATAGATAATTCAACTCTTACTGGTGTTTTAGCACCAGCTACAACTAATGCAGCAGTATTTTCTTATGGAAATGCCGGTGGTGGTACTGGTACATTAGCTACATTTGATGTAACAACAATTAAAGCTGGAACATTAGCCCCAGTATCAACACAAACTACAGGATTATCAGGTGCTGCAATAGCAGCAGGTGCTTATGGTTTTAGTGAAACAAGTACAGCAATTACAATTTTAGATTCAATGACTAATGTTTCTAATGCTGCTGGTGGAACAGTTACATTAAGAACTGATGGTGCAGGATCAATAATTAATATTGACGTAGCAACTGGTGCTTCAACAGGATATACAAACGTAACTGGAACAATTACTTTACTTCAATCAGAAATAGTTGCTGCTGGTATTACATTAACAGGAGGAGGATCAGCAGGAACTGGTGGATCATTAGTAATTACTTTAACTAATGATAATATTAATACAATAGTAGGAACAGTTACTCCAACAGCAAGAGGAGGAAATTATGCTGCTAGTGATACAATTACATTTGCTGGAACTGCTATAGGATTAACTGGAGGAGATGCTGTACTTACAATACAAGCGGGTGATTTAGATACTTCCCCAGCAATTTCATTTGCAGCAGCTGGACCATTAACAGCAGGTACTTTACAAACAAATTCTAATTTATTAATTGAACCAGTTTCTATAGTATTAAATACTCAAGGATCTACTACATTTACAATAGCAGAAGATATTGAAATAGCAAATAATGCAACTATTGGTTCACCAGCAGATGCAATAGATATAAATTTAACAGATAATGATTTAGTAGATGATCAAGCTTTTGAATTAGAAACATTATCTGATGGAACTATAATGAATACTGGTGATGCTACAGGAGCAAATGGAACATTAACTGGTGGAACTAGTAATAATATTAGATGGGAAATACAAGGTACAAATACATCTACTGGAACATTTAGTTTAGTAATTAGACAAGGTAATGACACACAAACAGCTAAAAGAGTATTAGAAATATTCCCTAATGTATCATTAGATCCAAAATCATCTAATTATATAGAAAGAATAGTAGGTAACATGACAAAAGTATTTAATGGAGCTGGATCAACAGACCCATTTATAAGTACAGTTGGAAATTACCCAGTATCTTCAAGATATGTAAGAGTAAAATCAGTAAAATATAAAACTCCAGATTATTTTGATAATAATGGAACAGCAAATCCAGCGTATGCTACTTTCCTACCAGATAGTGGCCAAAGTGGATCATTTGGTGGTGCTGATGGAGCATTATTCTCTAAAACAGGATTCCCAGCATATACTCAAGCTAGATATTATGATGCAATAATAGATGATAATTCACAAGGTATGACTGGAACAGAAGCAGCAACATATACAGATGCATTTAATTTATTAGCAAATAAAGATGATTATCAATATAATATTATTTCTGCACCTGGTTTATATTATGCATCTTCAACTTGGGCAACTCCAATGAATACCTTATTATCAAATACACAAGGAAGAGGAGATGCTATAGCAGTTATAGATTTAGTTAATTATTCAGGAGGAACAGTAAATACAGCAATTGGACAAGCAAAAGATATTGATAATTCATATGCTGCTGCTTATTGGCCTTGGGTTCAATTAAATGACCCAGATTCAAGACAGTTAGTGTGGGCAGTACCATCAGCGGTTATTCCTGGTGTATACGCGTTTAATGACAGAACAAGTGAGGCTTGGTTCGCACCTGCTGGAATCAATAGAGGTGGCTTAAGTACGGTAGTACAAGCGCAAAGAAAATTAACTCAATCAAATAGAGATACTTTATATACAGGTAAAGTAAACCCAATAGCTACATTCCCAGGAAGAGGAGTTGTAGTATTTGGACAGAAAACTTTACAATCAACAGCAAGTGCTTTAGATAGAATAAATGTTAGAAGATTATTAATAGCATTAAAATCATTTATTGTACAGATTGCTGATAATTTAGTATTTGAACAAAATACAGCTGCAACAAGAAACAATTTCTTAGCGCAAGTAAATCCATACTTAGAATCAGTACAACAAAGACAAGGTTTATTTGCCTTTAAAGTACAAATGGATGCTGCAAATAATGGACCAGATGTAGTTGATAGAAACCAAATGGTAGGTGCGATATTTATCCAACCAACTAGAACTGCTGAATTCATTTACTTAGATTTCAACATTTTACCAACTGGAGCTGAATTTCCATCATAAGAAGTATAAAATATAATATGTATAATAAAATAAAATAATAATAAAATGGCAGTAGTAAATCCAAACGAAATGTTTTTCACAGCTTTTGAACCAAAAGTTGCCAATAGATTTATAATGTATGTAGATGGTATACCATCATACATGATTAAAGAAGTTGGTGAAATTAAGGTAGAGCAAGGTGAAATAGTACTTAATCATATCAATACTTATAGAAAAGTAAAAGGTAAAGCTAAGTGGGCTGATGTGTCTATGACATTATATGACCCAATTACACCATCAGGAGCTCAAGCTGTTATGGAGTGGGTAAGATTACATCATGAATCAGTTACTGGTAGAGATGGTTACTCTGATTTCTATAAAAAAGACGTAACTATTAATGTACTAGGACCTGTAGGTGATGTAGTATCAGAATGGATATTAAAAGGTTCATTTATTAAAGATGCAACATTTAAAGGATTTAATTGGGATACTGAAGCGGAAGCTCAAGATGTTTCATTAACTCTAGGAATGGATTACTGCGTATTAAATTTCTAAAAGAAATTTTAAATATATTAAAGAATAGCTTGGCTTTGTCCAAGCTTTTTTTTATGTTATATATGTATACACGAAATTAAGTTATAACTAAATAAAAGATATGAGTGAAGAAAAATTAAAATTCCCTACTGAAGTAGTAGAATTACCCTCAAATGGTATAGTTTACCCATTAGATAATCCATTATCATCTGGAAAAGTAGAAATAAAATACATGACTGCTAAAGAAGAAGATATTCTTACAAACCAATCATATATTCAAAAAGGTACAGTAATAGATAAATTATTAGAAGCTTTAATAGTATCTAAAATAGATTATAGAGATTTAATAATTGGTGATAAAAATGCACTATTAATAGCTGTTAGAATATTAGGTTATGGTAGTGAGTATGAATTTTCATATAAAAATGAAAAAATAAAAATTGATTTATCATCTTTTAAAAATAAACCTTTTGATAAATCTAAATTTGAACAAGGTAAAAATAGTAATAGTAAATCAGTAACTACTGATGGTAAAGTAACAGCTCCTGAATTTCTTAAAAACGCTAAAAAACCTCCATCTAAACCAACTTATTCAACAAAGGCATC